AATGGCAGTATGACCCTTGGTGGAACTGCTGGTACTTAAACGGGGAGAGCTTCCCTGCGGAGATTTGCAGGAAGGTGTTGTGATGGCATTTACATACACGGAAGACCCCAGAAAAGAGGAGGAAGCGGAGGAAATCATCCCTGAATGTATCATTTGCGGGAGCAGGAAATGCGAGTATTTCTATTTTGATAAATGGAGTGAACCGCTTGGCTGCGATGGCTGCATCCAAAGTGTGGAGGTTTACGAAACCGAAGAACGGGTTTGTCCTGTATGCGGTAGTGTGAAATGCGACTATTTCTACAAAAAGCATGGTGAAATCATCGGTTGTGACGGTTGCATCAGAAGGGAGGAAGTCTGGTGAACAGACAGGATTATTTGCAGAAAAATTTTGAACTGAGCATGGATCTGCGAGAAACGGAGCGGCAGATTGCAGGGCTGTATAACCGCAAAAAGCAGATTCTTGCGGAAATGGATGCTATCCAAGAGCAGATGGTTGAGGAAGCAAGAAACGGCACATTGCATAAGGAGGAGTGAGAAATGCGTGAAACTTTGAAAAAAGCCCGCCAAGCGGCGGGCATGACACAACAGCAGGTAGCGGATAAATTAGACATTGGTTTGCGATATTATAAATCTCTGGAAAGCGGCGAAAGGCTCGGAGGAATTGAATTGTGGGATGCCTTAGAAGATTTATTCAAAATTCATCAAAGAAAACTCCGTGAGATTTCAGCCACTCATCTCGACCGAGAAGATAATCAATAGAAACATCTAACTTGTCGGCAATTTTGATGAGGGCATCAGCGGACGGAAAGCGGTCACCACTTTCATAATTTCTGTAAGCCCTTAATCCCATAGAAAGATAATCTGCCATTTGTTGTGCTGTATATCCTCTGAATTTGCGAGCAAGATTGAGTCTTTTTGAAAACAAAGAAATTCCCCCTTTGAAAAAAATACTTGACAGTGCTCAAATTGTACACTAATATGATTATATAGTACAGTGCTCAATATGAACACCACGAAGGAGGAATATACATGAAAAATGAAATTTTAAAAGTAAGGAATGAGTTTGAAGACCTTATTATGGATGCAGAAAAACTTTATAGTATTGTGTTCATAAATTGGGATTCATTAGCGAGTGGCACATTTTCTGCAAATAACGAGGTTTATACAAATGCTGCATATGCAATAGAAGGGCTTATGGCAGATGTCTTAAGAAAGATGAATAATATTCTAAATGAATTGTATGAATCAGGAAAAAACAAAGGAGAAATGTAAATGGAAGAAATCTGGAAGCCTGTGGTTGGTTACGAAAAATTTTACGAAGTATCAAATAAGGGAAGAATTAAAAGCCTCCCAAGGATGGTTCACGCAGGACATGGCGTTTATTACGAAAAGAAGGGAAGAATTAGAAAACCTGTTTTAAATAAAGGTAATGGATATTATATGCTTTTTCTTGCAGGAAAATTCAATAAAAAATGTGTTTATGTTCATAGGGTTGTGGCACAAGCTTTTTGCGAGAATCCGAAAAATCTTGAGATAGTTAATCATATCAACGAAGTAAAAACAGATAATAGAGCAGAAAATTTAGAATGGTGTTCAAAAGAGTACAATAACTCCTTTAACGGAAAAGACCAACGTTCTTGTAAACCAATAATTCAACTTTCTATGGGAGAAGAATACATTGCTACATGGAATGGAGCGAGAGAAGCGGCAAAAAAACTTGGTATTGAATATAAAAATATTTCCGCCGTATGCAGAGGTAAAAGAGATTCTGCTGGCGGTTACAAATGGAGGTTTAAATAATGGCAAAGCTGATTTGCATTATGGGGGAATCGGGCAGCGGCAAGAGTACGTCCATGCGGAACTTAGACCCTGTGACAACCTATTATATCGACTGTGACGGGAAGGGGCTGCCATGGAAGGGGTGGAAGGCGCAGTATAACGAAAAAAACAATAATTACTGCGTGACAAGGGACATTCCGAAAATAGAGAAATATCTTTTGAGTGTCAATGCAAATGGTACACATATCCAGACGGTAGTGATTGATACGCTGAACACCTGCATGGCGGACAAAGAAGTGAAGGGCATGAAGGAAAACGGATATGGCAAATGGATTGACCTGACGCAGTTTGTATGGAATCTGGTCGAAACGGCGAGCAGACTGCGGGAGAATCTGACGGTTATTTTCGTGATGCACAGTGAAACGGTGCGTGATGATTTCGGTTATGCGTTTACACGGATTCGCACAAACGGCAGGAAGATGGAAAAGCTTGTGTTGGAATCCTTGTTTAATGTTGTGCTGCTTGCCAAGCGCACCGATGAGGGCAGATATATTTTTGAAACGCAGACCAAAAATAGCACAGCAAAAAGCCCTATGGGGGCATTTGAAACTTTTGAGATTGAGAATGACATTCAGCAGGTACTGGATGCACTGAAGGATTTTTAAGGAGGACAAGAAATGAAAAATATCAACTGGAACAGCGTACCCGACCCTGTGGAGCTGCCGAGACTAACCCCGGGCGGATACGTCTGCAAGATTACGGTAGCGGTGGACGTACCTGAGAAGGAATATCTGAAGCTGGAGTATGACATCGCGGAAGGGGAGCACAAGGGACACTGGGATGCGCTCTACAAGGCGAAAGCCTTCTGGGGTGGTACGTTTTACCGTTCCTACAAGGAGAAGGCACAGTCCATGTTTAAGGGCTTTCTGACGGCGGTGAAGGAGAGCAACCCCGGCTTTGTATTTGAAAACGAGGAAAAGCGTCTGGAAGGCAAGCTGATCGGGCTGGTACTGGCGGAGGAGGAATACCGCAAAAATAACGGCAGTGACGGCACAAGACTGTATGTTGCCAACATCCGCAGTGTGGAAAAAATCCGCAAGGGAGATTTCATTGTACCGCCCAAAAAGCTTTTGCAGGAAAGCGGCAGTGCAGGCGAGAACGGATTCTATCCCACAAAGGATGTGGAAGATGACGATGTTCCGTTTTAAGGCGGTGATGGGATGATACTTTTGTGCGATACAAGGCAAAAGAAGGGAAAACATGAGGAAAAAGAAAAGTGGTTTGCGGCGCATGACGTAGAGGTGGTACGCACAAAGCTGGTGGTAGGGGATTATTCCCTTCCCACCGACCAGAGCGTCTGCATTGATACGAAGGCAGGACTTCTGGAGATCTGCGGCAACGTGACGCAGCAGCATCGGCGTTTTGTGGAGGAATTAGACCTTGCGAAACGGCTTGGGATTCAGTTGATTATCCTTTGTGAGGAGGACGGGATTGCCGCACTGGAGGATGTCAAGCATTGGAGCAATCCACGCCTGTGGCACTCCCCGAAGGCGTTGACGGGGGAAAAGCTGTATAAGATTCTGAAATCCATCGAGGAACGCCATGGCTGCCATTTTCTGTTCTGCCGGAAGAAGGACGCAGGACAGATGATTGTCAAGCTGCTTGCGGCAGGGAAGGCAATGGACGGTGAGCGTCATGGCTGAGTTTCGGGAATATCAGAAACAGGACTTTCTGGAAGGTACAGAGCCATATGAGGTGCTTTATAAATACATAGACAACCAATTCCTGCTGTCGCAGATGACGGAGCAAATGGCGGATGTGGCGAAAAAAGCAGGGGTGAAGGGCTTTAAGACCCTGTTCAGAAAATTCTGTCAGGCGAAGAAAAAGGATGCTACGGGGAATTTCATTCAGAATGCAACGAATTTTGACGGACAGCCGTTAGAACTGGATTGCGGAAACTGGGTTGCGGATGACAGCGGCATCAGCATTTCCACGCCCCTTGGGGACATGCTTGCCTGCATCCACCCGATACTGCCGACCATGCGGCTGATCAATATTGATACGAATACGGAAAAGCTGCAATTATCCTATCGCAAGGGCGGCATCTGGCGCAAGACCATTGCCGATAAGCGGACACTGGCGGCGGCTTCCTCCATCATCGCCTTGGCGGATGTGGGCGTGGCGGTCAACAGTGAAAATGCAAAATGGCTCGTACGGTTCCTGCATGATGCGGAGAATCTCAATTATGAGCGCATCGAGGAGAAGAACAGCGTCGGGCGGCTCGGATGGGTGGAGGGACACGGCTTTTCGCCCTATGTGGAAAATCTTATTTTTGATGGGGATGCCGCCTGTAAGGGGCTGTTTGAAAGCGTGAAAAGCGGCGGCAGTTATGAAACATGGCTTGCACTTGCCGGAGAAGTGCGGCAGGAGAGCCTGTACGGGCGGATTCTGATGGCGGCGGCGTTTGCGAGCGTGCTGGTTAAGCCGCTGAATTGTCTGCCCTTCTTCCTGCACCTCTGGGGCGGTACGGAGGCAGGCAAGACTGTCGGCGAAATGCTTGCGGCATCTGTCTGGGCGGACCCCAGAGTGGGGCGGTATATCCAGACCTTCAACAGCACTGTGGTCGGCAAGGAGCGTGCGGCGGCGTTTGTGGGGAATCTGCCGCTGATTCTGGATGAACTGCAGATTGCAGGCAGTCAGTCCGGCTTTGATAAGGACATCTATATGCTTTCCGAGGGCGTAGGGCGCACCAGAGGGAATAAGCAGGGCGGCGTTGACCTGACACCCACATGGTCGAACTGCATTATCACAAACGGGGAAATGCCTCTGGCATCTGCGGCATCTGGCGGCGGCGCGGTCAATCGTATCATCGAAATCGAGTGCGAGGAGGCGTTGTTCAAAAACCCGAAACATGTGGCGGATACCCTTCTGGAAAACTACGGCTTTGCCGGGAAGAAATGTCTGGATTGGCTTGCGGGATATGACCCGGACTTTGCGACCGTCAGACAGCTTTACCGTATCTATATGCAGGAATTTGATAAGAAGGACACCACAGGCAAGCAGTCCATGGCAATGAGCATGATTCTGGTGGGGGATTATGTGCTGTCGCAGGCAATCTTCGGGGATGATAAATTTCTGCGCCCTGCGGATGTACAGCACTTTCTGAAAACAAAGCAGGAGGTCTCCGTGCATGAGCGTGCGTATGAATATGTTTATGAAACACTGGTTGCCAATAAAAGCCACTTCGGCGAGGCGGAGGACGATCGCAGCGAGGTCTGGGGGGCGAATGATAAATATTATTTTTATGTGATTCGCAGCCGCTTTGAACAGATTTGTCGGGATGGCGGATTTAACGCAAAGGCATTGCTTTCATGGATGAAACGGACAGGGAAGATTGAAGTCCCGAAAAAGGGATATACCAAAATGAAAAGAGTAAACGGCGAACCGATTCATTGCATCTGGCTGATTAAAATGCAGGAGGAAAAGGACGGTTTTGACCAGGTAGGTCTGGAGGATAAGGATGGAAATGCGTGCCCGTTTTGATGAAGATGTACGAATGTACGACTTGTACGACCGTTTTTTGATATACCTTCTTCTATAAAAAGAGTGATTGAAAGAATAAAAACAGAAACACACTTTTTTATATATAGGGATGAATTTTGGTTGTACAAGTCGTACAAATCAGAATGACACGCAGGAAACCCAGTAAAATCAAGGCTTTTAGATGTACGACTTTTAAAAAAATAAATTCGTACAAGGTTGTACAGGTCGCACATTTTCTATAAGGAATAGTTATTTGAAAAAGAGTATTGATAAAAAATACAACAATAAAAGCCATGGATAGGCTCTGATGCAAAAATACCATATCCCTTGAAAAAAGCAAGACGAAAGGAGGGATTTCATGCACCCGATGACAAAGGATGAATTTCAACAATACCGCCTGTTGGTACAGCGTAAGGGAAAGGCAATGACGATTCCGGCGGAATTGCGCCTGGGAAAATACGGCGCAGAATATCAGAAAATTGTAACAGCCCTCCGCACGCAGTTTCGACCCTATCTTGCCTATTATATCACAGAAGGGAAGAATAATCTGCGCCATGATGCCGAAACGGCGGAACGGGTGAGACAACAGAAGGCTATCTTTGCAGGTATTCAGACCGCCCTATATGATGGGGATTTGAAGAAAATGGATAGATATTGCGATAGGCTGAAAGAGGTGTATCAGCATGAAGGATAAATCAACAGGAAAAGAACGGCTTTATATGGCAGTGACGAGGGATAGGCTCTCCCTTCCGCTTGCGGTGGCGGACAGTGCTGCGGAGCTGGCAAGGCTAAGAGGTGTAAAGAAGAGGACTGTGTTTAGCGGGATTTGCATAAGCAGGAGGCTGAAGTATCCACGGTATATTGTGGTGGATGTGGATGACGATTTGCCGTTTTAAGGAATCGCCAGAAAGGGTGCTTGACGTTCAATCATTGCATTGAGCATATAACCGCCAACATAAGAGGGATAGTATGACAGGAAAATGAAAAGATTAACCGGTTGAGAGAAGCAGTAAACCGATTGAGAGGATATACTCCGGCAGAAGATTTCGGGGCGGAAGCAAGGGCGTGTAAACGTACTGCGGAGGGATTTGGACAGGAAGCAGATTGGCTGGAGGAACTGAAACGCTACAGGGACTTGGAAGAACAGGGGCGGCTGTTAGTGCTGCCTTGCAAGGTCGGAGATACGGTGTATGAAATCCTCGAAGAAACAGTACCAAACCGATATTTCTATATCGGAGAATATAAGGTGCAGGATGTATCGGTGAAGGCTGTCAAGTACGCTGGCGAATGGGAACCGTATGATTACGAGAACCTGTATTTCACAAGAGAAGAAGCGGAAGCGGCATTGGAAAGAAGGAGGAGGGAAAAGTGATGGGAATGGTTATTTTGGCAATTTTGATAATCGCATACATAATGATAGGGTACGGTCTTTTTCTGAGCATAATCATTGAAGATTATACACAAAACGTATGGAAACCGATTATTTGTTTTTTATGGATTGTTTCCCTTTGGTTTCCCTATGGTGTTTATAGCTATTTGAAAGAAAGAAGGACAAAGGATGAATCTTGATGAGAAAATCAAACAGCACATTCCGCAGGACGAGCTGTTAGCGCAGTTAGCAGAGGAATGTGCGGAGTTATCGCAGGCGGCATTAAAGTTGCGGCGAGCGTTGACGGGTATCAACCCAACGTCTGTGACGGTGGACGAGGCAAGAAAGAGTCTGGTGGAGGAGGCAGCGGATGTCTACAACGTAATGGGGCTGCTGTTGGATGCGGAGGACAACGCCGAGATATACAGCATCATTCGGCGGAAAAAGAAAAGATGGCTGAATAGATTGGAGGGGTGATAGCTTGGCGATTGTGAGGGAGAATGAGGAGAAGAAGCGATACCTAAACGGGTATCGGGATTGCACACGGCGAGAACGGCAGCTACAGGAGCAGATTGAGGAGTTACGCAGTCAGCAGATGTTTCCGAGTGTGAACCATGACGGGATGCCGCAGGGGAATGCACACAGCGACCTGTCGGGTTATGTGGCGAGGTTGGATGCACTCATCAGCCAACTGGAGCATGAGCAGGCTATGGCGGTACGGCAGTACAAGGAAATCCATGACAGGATACATAAAATGCAGGACGGGGCGGAGAAGGAAGTGCTGATTCGGCGGTATCTGATGGGAAGGACATGGGAGCAGATTGCGGTGGAGATGGATTACAACTACCGTTGGGTATTAAGACTTCACGGGAGGGCTTTAAAAAATTTTGAAATTTCTGAAATAAGCCACTAAAAGCCACATCGAAATATGGTATTATAGTATTGTGAAAATTATGAAAACACAGGATATTTCATGTTACCTCCTATTTTGTTTTGGGCACTCGGAAACGGGTGCCTTTTGTATTGTCCTGTAAAGTTGAGATGCAAAAAGACTTAGAAAAAAGACTTAGAATTAAAAATACAGATACCTTTTTAAGAGGGGTATTTATAGGGGCAAATTCTAAACTGTCTCCTGACTTTCTATTAGATCATGCAGGAGAAGTTTATTTGAAACAGAGAGAACATTTTATTAGTAGTGTTCAGAATTTTGTAAATAATATTAAGAAAGAAGCAAATGAAGATTATGAGTTGAATTTGGATTGGGGGGAGGATGAGTGAGCGTAAAAGAATTTATAAGAAAAGGTTTTAGTCTTGATATATTTTTCTTATTTTTTCTTGGATGCTTTGTTGCCTTTTTTAGGGGGAAAAAGATTTTTTCTATAGTAAATGTAACGCTGGGAGTATATTTTTGTGATGAAAGGATGGGTTTGTTAGTAGATTTTTTCTCTATTTCGGCTGGTATCTATATTACAATGCTTTCCATTCTTGCGATTTCCACTACAAAAATTATGGAAGCACTTTTGAGGAAGAGAATGGAGCAACAACTACTCGATGTTATGATGTGGGGGTTGATAAGTAATGTAATTGCGATATTAGGTTTAGTTTTCATTCCTGAAATACAGGGGAAAAATATAATCCTTTTAGCTATTTTAATATGGGCAATTTTACACTTGATTTATTTTCTTTTGGTTTTGTTTGCCATATTTAAATTTAATGTTCAGAATATGGATAAAGAAATTGACGAAGAAAATAAATGGAAAAATGAAATTGTAAAAAAAATTGCAATCATCCAAAGTGATATGCAGGAGATTGTAAAAGAGATTAAGAAAAGTAAATAAAATTTTCAGAAAGGGGCGATGTTATGCCGGACAATGTGGGCAGACCGCCCATCTATGAAACAAAAGAAGAATTACAGAAGTGGTTAGACGAGTATTTCAGGGAGTGCGAGGGCATTCCCTTTTTTGCAATGAAAAAGACCGCATCAGCGGTCCTCTTCGGAAGAATCCTTTTTCTTTCTCCAATTACGGTATTCGCCGGACTTTACGCGTTTATCGGCAGGAGGTTCAGCATCGGCAGGGATTGCCCACTGATTCCCGATTTTGATTGCAGGGATGCGACCATCCTTAATCAGCTTGCGGACATTGCCGACATCCTTACCGAACTTCTGGGCGAATTGGGTAACAGAGATATACTCATTTTCTGGCATTATGCAGAACCTCCTTGTATTGTAAAGCTGTCTGTAAAAGCACAAGGGCAGAATTTAAAATTACAAGGATTTTTAAAATCGGTGTCCAGCCTGTGCGTACCGCATAGATAAAAAAGAATAGGAGCGAGAAAACAGAGATCTTATTTTTCATTGTCATTCTCCTTTCGATTGGTTATAATAAACATGAGACATTGACTTTATCTAAGAAGTGAGGGGAGGGTTACTCCCCGAACTTGCTAAGATTTGATGGCTGTAATCAGAGCGGCTAGGGCAATAACTGCTTGGATTACAAGTTCGACAATTTTTAGCTTAAAGTCTTTGTCTTTTTTCATTTTGCACTACCTCCTTTCTGTTTATATAATAACACGAAAAGGGGTAAATGTCAATAGAAATATGAAAATAAATCCAAAGAAATCCTGATAACTTCAATGCTTATCGGGATTTTTTATTTGCGGAAGGATGATGTGGATGACGGGAGAACAGCTATTGAAATTACAGGAGAAGATTTCCGCCGACAACGTAGATTCCTTCTATCACTGGAAGGACTGGGAGCAGCTGCGGGCGGAGGTTCTGCGGATGGACAACTACGAATGTCAGATATGCAAGCGGAAGGGCAGGTATCGCAGGGCGGACATTGTGCATCATGTCAAGCATCTGAAGGACAGACCCGACCTTGCGTTATCTATCTGGGATGGAGAGGAGCGGCAGCTTGTCAGTGTATGCAGGCAGTGCCATGAGGACTTGCATCCGGAGCGGACGGTGCGATACCGATACGGAAAGACTGTGAAGCCAATTACTGAGGAGAGGTGGGATTGATTTGAAAAATATGATACCCCCCCCCTCGAAAAAAACGGGTTTTTGGCATTTTGGCTCGGTCGGGTTGTACTTGCGACAATTCGGAAAAATTGAAAATACGCGCATGAGGGTGTGGTAGATGGCGAAAAAGAGGTGAAAAAGGATGGCAGGAAAGAAGGATTATAAAAAAACAAAACAATATAAGGCACTGAAAAAGGAGCTTGAGGATGATCTGGAAAGCAGGGGCTTAATTTCGGAGCCATACAAGGATAAAGTGGACGAATATATGCGCCTTTGGTGCTGGTTACAGATGCTGAATGATGATATTTCGGAGCGTGGTGTATTCATTGAATACCAGAACGGCGAGAACCAGAAGGGCACCACGGATAACAAATCTCTGACCATTGCAACGAGGGTTTCCAGTCAGATGCTTTCCATTTGGGCGGCACTCGGATTTAAAGAGCAGGCTGTTAAGGCGAAGGCTGCGGCAGGCGGTGAGGATGATGAGCTGTAAGTTAAATCCTCATATTTTGGAATACATTGAGCTTGTCGAAAATGGTATTGCCTGCGAGGAGCAGAAAGCGCTTGCCGCCCATGTGCGAAAATGCTTTGAGACAGAGGAAATTTATGTGGATACAGAGCAGCTGGAGAAATATTTGGGTCTGGCGAAGTATTTCAGTTTTGAAAAGCTGTTCCCGTGGGAGGAGTTTCTGATTGCCCTTTGGGACTGCACCTATTGGAAATCCAACAACCGCCCCAGATGGAAGATTGTGTTTGCCATGGTAGGGCGTGGCGCAGGGAAGGATGGCTTTATTGCCTTTGACGGTGCGTGCAGCATCAGCCCCTACAACCCTGTAAAATATTACAACGTGGATGTCTGTGCCAACAATGAAGATCAGGCGAAGCGACCGCAGCTGGATTTGGTGGATGTTCTGGAGAACCCGAAATGGGAAAAGAAGCTGAGCAGACACTATTACCACACCAAGGAGGTCATTCAGGGGCGGAAAAACAAGGGTGTTATGAAGGGGCATACCAACAACCCTAAAGGGCGAGACGGTTTGCGCAGCGGCAAGGTTATCTTTAACGAGGTGCATCAGTATGAAAACTATGACAACATCAAGGTTTTTACCACAGGGCAGGGCAAGGTGGCACAGCCAAGGCGTGGCTATTTTACCTCAAACGGCGATATTTCCGACGGTCCTCTGGATGATTATTTAGCGAGAGGACGCAGGATTCTTTTTGAGGGTGAGGAGGACAACGGTTTTCTGCCCTTCATCTGCTGTCTGAATGATAAGGCACAGGTGCATCATCCGGAAAACTGGCAGATGGCAAACCCGTCCCTGCCATATCTTCCGGAGCTCTATGCAGAGGTGGAGGATGAATACAGGGAGTGGCTGGAGCATCCGGAGCAGAACGGGGATTTCATGACAAAGCGAATGGGTATCCGTTCCGGTGCGAAGGAGATTGCAGTTACGGAATATGAAAACGTAGCGGCAACAAATAAGCCCCTGCCTGATATGACAGGGTGGAGCTGTGTCGCAGGCGTGGACTATGCGGAGCTGGATGACTGGGCGGCGGTGGATTTGCATTTCCGCAGAGGTGCGGATAGGTTCGACATCAATCACGCATGGATTTGTGCAAGGTCGAAAACACTGCACCGTGTGAAAGCACCTTGGAAGGAATGGGCGGAGCGCGGAGAGGTTACGGTTGTGGACGATGTCGGGATTCATCCCGATTTACTGGCGAATTACATCTGGGACAGTATGCGGAGGTACAATGTCAAGATGCTTGCGCTCGACCATCACCGCTATGCGCTGGTTGCGGAAAGCCTGCGAAAGATTGGCTTCAGTGATGAGCAGAAAAATATCAAGCTGGTACGCCCGTCCGACATTATGCAGATTGAGCCTGTGATTCAGGAGTGCTTTAACAGACAATATCTGCACTGGGGCAATGTTCCCCATCTGCGGTGGGGCGTGAATAACACGAAGCGGGTAAAATCGGGCACAAAGATAAAATCGGGCATAGATACGGGCAACTTTATCTATGCGAAAATCGAGGCAAAAAGCCGCAAGAATGATGCCTTTATGGCATTTGTAGCGGCGATGACAATAGAATCCGTTCTTGGCGATGGCGCACCTGTACAAATTCCGACAATGGGTGCTTTTGTATTTTAAAGGGGGTGAGAAAATGGGAATCAGTATCAAACGATGGATTTTATCTAAACTGGGGCTTGGCGGCACATCGGAGATTTCTTCTCTGGAATTACAGCAGGCGTTGGAGGAATACCGTATTCGTGAGCTGGCATTTCATACCTGTGTGGCGATGATTGCAAATGCAGTCGGCAAATGCACATTCAAGACTTACAGAAAGCATGAGGAAAACAGGGGCGAGGAGTATTACCTCTGGAACGTGGAGCCGAACCCCAACCAGAACAGCACCGCCTTTTTGCATAAGCTGATTTATCAGCTCTACAAGGAGAATGAAGTGCTGATTATCAGCGGTGGAAAAACGGGCGGACGGGAATATCTGGCGGTGGCGGACAGCTTTACAAGTGCCGCAGAGCATCCATGGAAGGAAAACGAATATCAGGGTGTGGTTGTCGGCGAGGTTAGCTATCAAAAGACATTTCCGGAAAGCGAAGTGCTGCATCTGCGGCTCAACCATAAGGATATTAAGCCTGTTTTGGATGGGTTGTATCAGTCATACATAAGACTGGTGCAGGCGGCAATGAAGAATTACGAATGGGGCAGCGGCAGACACCTGAAGGTACACGTCAGCCAGATTGCAAATGCAGGGAATATCGGTGACGGCAAGGACGGCAAGAAGGGCTGGAACGAAGTCTTTGGCGAGATGCTGAGCAATCAGGTAAAGCCGTTTCTGACATCCGAAAACGGGGTTTTGCCGGAATTTGACGGGTACAAATACGAGGATGTCGGCGGAAATCCGGATACACAGCGTTCCACAAGGGATATTCGCGCTTTGGTGGATGATATTTTTGACTTCACGGCAAGAGGATTTCTGATTCCGCCTGTGCTGATTTTCGGCGATGTGGCGGATTCCAAGGATGCTATGACAAGGTGGCTGACTACCTGCATTGACCCTCTTTGCGATCAGCTTTCGGAGGAAATCAACCGAAAACGGTACGGCTTTTCGGAATGGAAGGAAGGCACCTATTTGCAGATTGATACCTCCGCAATTTTGCATTTCGATTTGTTCGGCAATGCGGCAAATATCGAGAAGCTGATAGGTTCTGCGGCGTTCTGTGTGAATGACGTACTGGATGCGGCAGGAATGCCGAAAATCAATGAGCCTTGGGCAAATCAACATTTTGTTACCAAAAACTTTGAAACTCTGGACGGTGCGATGCACCGCGTTGATGGGAAGGGAGGTGAATAAGCATGAAGGATAGGAAAAACATGTGGGAAATCAAACAGGCGGCACAGCAAAGCGGCGTGTTGGAAATCTATATTTACGGCGATGTGGAAAGCGACGGCTACGATTGGTGGGCGGATGAGGTGATTCGCAGTGAAACCAGTGCGAATACCTTCCGTGAGGAGCTGGCGAAATACGCAGATATTGCGGAAATCAAGCTGTATATCAACAGCTACGGCGGCTCTGTATTTGAGGGTACTGCCATCTATAACCAGCTGAAGCGGCACCCTGCGAAGAAAACCGTTTACATTGACGGCTTTGCCTGCTCCATTGCCTCTGTGATTGCCATGGCAGGGGACGAAATCATTATGCCAAGAAATGCGCTGATGATGATCCACAACATGTGGATGTTCTCCTATGGCAATGCCGCAGAGCTGCGGAAGGCGGCGGATGATTTGGATATCATCAACAATTCCGGAAAGCAGGCATATTTGCAGAAGGCAGGCGAGAAGGTAGATGAAGAGCTGCTGTCCCGTATGATGGATGACGAAACATGGCTGACCGCAGAGGACTGTATCAGATACGGTCTGGCGGACAGATTTGCGGAGGAGGATGCAGACCCTGCCAAGGTTGCAGGCGTGATGCAGAAGGCAAATCTGAACGTACAGCAGAGGATTGAAATGCAGAAAAGCCTTGTGGCACAGCTGCGCCAGCTGACAGAGCCGTGTACCGGAGAAGGAGAGCGTGATCCGAAATCAGAACCAAAACAGAAGGAAGAGCCGAACAGTATCATGGCGATGCTGAACGGCTTTTTTGATGCAGAAAAATAAAGGAGTGATAGAAAATGAAACACAATGATGCAAAAACAAGAGAAGAAATCAGACAGGCAATGCAGACAGCGTTGCAGCAGGATGACAAGGAGGGCTTTGCCGCCGCCATGAACGACATGATGGCGTGCATCGGCGAGGACATTAAGCAGGACTATGAGGACAAAATCGAACAGCTTAGACAGGAGAATGACAGCAGGGCACTGACCTCCCGTGGTGTGCGCCAGCTGACCTCTCAGGAAAAGCAGTATTACCAGAAGCTGGGCGAGGCAATGCGTGCCGCAGACCCTAAGCAGGCATTGGCAAATCTGGATGTTGTGATGCCCGAAACGGTGATTGATTCCGTATTCGATGATTTGAGGGAGGCGCACCCTCTGCTGTCCCATATCGGATTCCTGTCCACAGGCGGCGCAATCAAGATGCTGATGAACACCAACGGACGGCAGGAGGCACAGTGGGGCGCACTGACGGATACGATTGTGAAGGAGCTGCTTTCTGGCTTCAAGGAAGTCAATGCAACCCTGCTGAAGCTGTCCGCCTTCCTGCCTGTCTGCAAGGCGATGCTGGACTTGGGCCCCGAATGGCTGGACAATTACGTTAGACAGATTCTGTATGAAGCACTGGCGAATGGTCTGGAGGCAGGCATTGTCAAGGGGGATGGACATGAAAAGCCTATTGGCATGATGCGTCAGGTAGGCGATGGCGTTACCGTAACAGGCGGTGTTTATCCCGCAAAGGAGAAAATCAAGGTAAATGACCTTTCCGTGAAAACGGTCGGCAATCTGATTTCTCTGATTGCGGCGGATCCCAATGGGAAGGCAAGAGCGGTGGAGAATGTCCTTCTGATTGTCAATCCGCAGGATTATTTCCAGAGGGTGATGCCCGCAACAACGGTAATGGCTCCCGATGGCACCTATCGCAATGATGTTGTGCCTTATCCCATGACAATTATCCAGTCTGCGGCACTGAGTCGTGGAGAGGCGGTTCTGGGTCTGGGTAAGAAATACTTTGCGGCGGCAGGCATGAGCAAAGAAGGGAAGATTGATTATTCCGATCAGTATCAGTTCTTGGAGGATAACAGGGTTTATCTGGTGAAGCTGTATGCAAACGGTTTCCCGATGGATAACAACGCTTTCCTGTATCTGGATATTGCAGACCTTAAGCCATTGACCTATAAGGTGGAGCAGGTAGCTGCTGCGGAGGTTTCCAATGATGCAACACTGTCCGATTTGAAGATTGGCAGTCTGAGTCTGTCCCCTGCCTTTGCGAAGGAAACTGTAACCTACACAGCGGCAACCACAAACGCAACCAACACGATTACGGCAGTACCCTCTGATGCAGGCGCAGAAATCAGCGTACAGGTAAATGATGCGGAGGTAGACAACGGCTCTGCGGCAACATGGAAGGAAGGCGAAAATACCGTTAAGGTTACCGTAACGGCGGCTGACGGCACAACCACCAAAGCCTATACCGTCACTGTGACAAAATCCTGATGCAGCGGCAGAGTATTCCTGCGGAGCTTCTGGCAGATGTCAAAAACCAGCTGAATATTACATGGGACGATGAAGCCACGGATAACAAGATTCGTGGCTTTATTGCCGCCGCAATGGCATATCTGAACGAAAAGGGTGGTAGCGTTCTGGAATATGATGCGGACGGACTTCCCCGTACATTGATGATGGAATTTGTACGCTACGCCAGGGATGAGGCACTGGATGTATTTGAAAACAACTACATGGCATTGATTTTGAATATGCAGAACGGAAGAATGGTGAGAGAGTATGTGGAAAGCACCAAACAGACCGAAGCATGAAATTACGCAGGCGTTCAATGACGGGATTGTGACAATCTGCGCTGTCTGCGATGCGGCAAAGGCAGGCTATGCGCCGCAGGAAAAGCTTGCAGAAAAAATAAATCTGCGCTTTGCGGAACAAAGACTTGGCATTAACCGCATTTATCAGAGTAAGCAGGCGCAGGTGGAGATTGTGCGCGTGATTCGGGTACCCGTTGCGGGGGCGGTTTCTCCGCAGGATGTGGCACTTCTGGAAGGGAAGCAATACCGCATTGATACGGTGCAGAAGGTCATGGAGGTATATCCGCCCTGCGTAGATCTGGCACTTGCGAAAATCGAACAGGAATTTGAGGTGATGGCATGAGCTGGCAGGAACACATCATAGCGGCACACCTTGCTGTGACGGATGCGGTGCGGCACGGAAGAACCATGAAGTCCGACCGATATTTTGTTTGGCAGGAGGACGGTACGAATGACTTGACTGCGGACGATACCCATGCAGAGAAAGCCGTTACAGGCACAACAGACCTTTTTACAAAGCAGGAGTTTGACCTATGGAAGGATGAACTGGAGGCGGCTTTCGATGCGTCCCCCTACATTGCGTGGGAATTAAACAGCGTGCAGTATGAGGAGAAAACAGGCTTTACGCATTATGAATGGGTATGGGAGGTGTTCTGATGGCAAAGCTTACCTTCACAGGCTTGGATGGCTACATAGCACAGCTGGAAAAGCTGCGGCAGAGCGCGGATGGCATTACGAAAAAGGCGCTTTATGAGGGCGCGGGCGTGACGGCGGACGAAATCCGCTCTGCTGTGGAGGCATTGCCAACCGACAATGACCGCAGTGCAGGGCATTATCTCAAGGGAATCACGGACGAACAGAAGGCGGCACTTGCAAAGGGTCTGGGCATTGCGCCCTTTCAATCGGAGGGGGACAGGATGGATACGCTTGTCGGCTTTACAGGCTACAGCGACCTGATAACCCCGAAACACCCGAAGGGGATGCCCCTTGCGCTGATTGCCAGAATTGCGGAAAGCGGCACAAGCTTTTCTCGAAAAACGCCGTTTGTACGAAAGGCGTTGAAAACGGCGAAGCCAAAGGCGGAGGCGGAAATCAAAAAAGTATTTGAAACGGAAATCAAAAGAACGATGAAAGGATGAGGGAAATATGGCAAAGATTGGCTTGAGCAAACCTTATTGTGCAAAATACAGCAACACAGGCGAAACAGTAACCTACAGCGGCGGCGCGCTGATGGGCAAGGCGGTAGAGCTTTCCATTGAATTGGAGGGCGCGGATGATAATATCCTTTATGCAGACAATGGACCTGCGGAGAGTGCGAATACCTTTGCAGGCGGTACATGGACGCTGACAACGGATGATTTGCTGCCTGATGTTATGCTGCGGGTATTGGGTATTATCGAGCAGGCAATGACGGGATCGGATGTCAGCACCAAGGATGCAAAATGGTATATCTGGAATGATGAGCAGGAAACGCCTTACCTTGGCTTTGGCGCAATCATAAAAATCCAGAAAAACAGTGCAACCAAGTGGCAGGCGGTTGTATTGCCGAAGATTCAGCCGACTAACCCTAACGACACCTTCACCACACAGGGCGAAAAGGTCGAATGGGGGACACCTGAAATCAGCGGTAGTATTCTGCGCAGCGATGCCGCAGGACACCCGTGGAAGATGATTTCCTCCCCTATGGACAGCGAGGCGGACGCAGAGGTGGCAATTAAGAAATTCCTCGGTATTACGGGGGAGCAATGAATGCCGTCATGACAGCCGAGCATGACGGGGGAGAAGAAACGGTAAATCTGACGGAGGAAACGGAGGAAGAAACGTATGAGAACGGCGAAAATTGAAATTAACAAAAAGGAATATCTGCTGTGCTTTTCCGCTCGCGTGATGCGTGATTGTTCGGAACGCTACGGGAACGCAGAAAATATCGGGAAGGCGCTGACGGAGGGGACAGAGGCGCAGAAAATGGATGAGAGCTTCTGGTTGCTGTCTGCCATGATGGATGCAGGGGCGAAATATGCCAAGGTGGAAGGCATCAGCACACCGCCCCCTCTGAGCTATGATGCGCTTTATGATTTATGTGGCATGGATGACCTTCTGGATATGCAGACAAAAATCTTTGAAACGATTGCGGATGGCAGCGAAAGAAGGATTGAAACAGAAGATGAAGAAGGAAAAAACGCGGAGACCACTCGACAGAATCAGATGTCGGGTGGTGCATCTGGTACGGATTGAAAATCGGGCTGTCCTATGAGACAGCCTACGCCCTTCCCTTTGGCGAATTGTGCGACCTGATTGCTGTGGAGCAGATTAGAAACGAAGGCGCAAAAATGAAAAAAACAAAGGCGCAGGAGGAAGCGGAATTCTGGCGGCTGATGGATTTTGTGTAAAATCGTGAAAATATTCTTGATATATATCATGTTATGTGATAAATTTTAGAAAAATGGCACGATATGACACAGGAGGGGTAGTATGAAAAAATTTTTGGCTGTTTTATTATGTGGTTGCTTGATGATGGGCGTTGCCGCAGGGTGCGGAACAGAACGGGCGGAAACTGAGGCAGAGAAAGAAACTGCTGATGTAAGAAAGATTGATGGTTATTATCCGTTTTCAACAATCCACTATATGGAAGGTGTTGATGATGTAGAAGAAGCGCCGACATCCCTGTATTCGGGAACACATGAGGATATGGAAGGCACACCATATAAATTTATTGGTGAAGTTACGGGAGTTAAGACCATTGATGAGATTGATGATGAAACGCCGATGCCCTGCTTCTTTGTCAGAACGGAAAATGGCGATGTTATCGTCGGTAATGGTGCATATATGTACGCGCAAGATGTAAAGGATTTGGAAAATTTCGATGATGAAAAGTTTTTTAACTTTTTTACGGAGATGCCAAAGGTCGGAGAGTATGTATGTGTGTATGCTGATTATTATGGATATAATGAATTTGATGATGCTGTGGTAGCAATATATAACCCGGATTGCATTATTAAGGCAATGGCTTATTGCTACAATACAGATGGCGATGATTCCGACACTGCAAACAAAGCTGAAAAGGGAGAAGAATTTTCTTTTTCTGCAGGGAATTATTATGTCGGAGAGGACATTCCTGCCGGAAGATATGATGTGAAATGGATTTCCGGAATAGGAAACTGCATAACAAATGGGATGATTGAAACCTTTGCTGACAGCGACAGCGCAATTCAATCGTATAGTAATCTTGACTTGAAAAAAGGAGAAAAGATACAAGTTAGCGGTTCATTGACCATTAAATTTACAGCAAAATAAAATAGGATTTAAAAGCACTCAAATCATTTGGGTGCTTTTTTCATGCAAAAAAGGAGGTGGCGGAATGGGAACGGATATTGGTGCAAAGATTGGCATTGACGGCGAGGCGGCGTTTCGGTCGAGCTTGGCGGCAATCAATTCCCAATTAAAAAACTTAGGCAGTGAAATGAAATCCGTAGTTTCTGCGTTTTCGGGCATGGAGAACAGCGAAGGTGCGGTAACGGCAAAGGGTGATGTTTTAAAGCGTTCCCTCAATGCCTCGGCGGAGAAAATGAAGCTGCTGCAAAACCAGAGCGAGCGTGCAAAGGCAAGGCTTGCAACCCTGTCGGATGAGCTGGAAAAATCAAAGCAGAAATTCGGGGAGAACAGTGAGGAGGCCAGAAAGGCGCAGGATGCCTACAATAGACAGGTTAAGACTGTGAATGACCTGCAAACCCAGATGAACCGCACAACTACAGAAATGAACCGTATGGAACAGGAAATGCAGGAGTTGGGGAACAGCTCGGATGCACTGTCAAAGGATTTGGATAAGACCGAAAAAAGCTCCGCCCGCTTGAAAGCTGCAATGAAAGCGGCGGTTTCTGCGGCAGCGGCGGCGGTGGGTACGTTATCGGGGCTTGGCATAGCGGCAATCAAGGTCGGGAGCGACTTCGAGGAATCCATGTCGCAAGTAGCGGCAACCATGGGAATGAGCGTTTCGGAAATCCACAACGGCAGTGAGGCTTATGAAACACTGGCAACGGCGGCGAAAAATGCAGGCGCAACTACAAAATTTACGGCTACGCAGGCGGCGGAGGCTTTGAATTATCTTGCCTTGGCGGGGTATGACGCAGGCACATCCGCAGAGGTTTTGCCCTCTGTGCTGAATCTGGCAGCGGCAGGCGGACTTGATTTGGCGTATGCCTCTGACCTTGCGACAGATGCAATGGCGGCTCTGGGCATCGAGGCGAGCGCGGACAATCTGACACAGTTCGGAGATCAGATGGCAAGGGCATCCAGTAAGGCGAACTACAGCGTGGCACAGCTTGGCGAAGCAATTCTGACCGTTGGCGGTACGGCGAAGAACCTTGCAGGTGGCACAGTAGAGCTGAATACGGCTCTCGGTGTTCTGGCGAACCGAGGTATCAAGGGTGCAGAGGGCGGTACGGCTCTGAGAAACATGATTTTATCCTTATCCGCACCGACAGATAAAGCGGCGGCAACGCTGAAAAGCCTTGGTGTGTCTGCATTTGACGCGGAAGGGAATCTGAATCCTCTGAATGAAACCTTCAAAAAAATGGATGCGGCAATGCAAAGCATGAGCCAAGAGCAAAAAACAAATGTATTGAATAATATTTTCAATAAGGTCGATTTGAAAAGTGCGGAGGCGATGCTTGCGGGTTGTGGTGCGGAGTTTGACAATCTTTCTGCATCTATTGCCAACAGCAGCGGTGCCATGCAGGATATGGCAGATGTGCAGATGGACAACCTTAAGGGGCAGATGACGATTCTCGGCAGTGGTCTGGAAGGGCTTGGTATACAGGTCTATGAAAAATTTGAAGCACCTATGAAGGAGGCTGCTAAAACAGCTATCACATCGGTGGATGAGGTTGCAAGAAATCTGCGGAGCGGAGAACTTTCGGAAAGCGTGGATAACCTTGCAGAAAGCACAGGGCATTTCATGGAAGAAACAACCGCTCTGGCGGTGAAGGCTCTGCCGAAGGCAATCAACGCCCTTGCGGCTATGCTCAGACACACAAAGGAGATTAAGAATGTAACGCTGACAGCGGCGGCGGCAATCGGAACCTTTAAGGCAGTGCAAAGTCTTTCTACGGTAGTGAAAAGCTGGCAGGCGGCGGAAAAGGCAGTGCGTGTTTATACAGCGGCTTTGGCAGTCAATCGAAATGCGGAGTTGCTGCTGACCTCTACGCTGAGCGCAAAAGAGCTTGTGGTTGGCGTGGTAACAGGAAAGATTGCCCTCATGACTGCGGCACAGACTGCCTATAATGCTGTGGTGGCGGCGTGTCCGCTCGGACTTCTGATTGCAGGTGCGGCAGCATTGACCATTGGGCTGGTTTCTCTGCTTTCTGCGACAGAGGAAGAAAGCGAGGGGATGCGCGAGTTCCGAAAGCGTCTGGAGGAAACAACAGATTCCATCAATCAGCAGGCAGAGGCACGCAAGAGCATGAAGGAAACGACGCAGGAAAGCATCAATCAATCTCTTTCTGAAATGGATTACACAGACAGCCTGATTCGTCAGCTGCAGGAGCTTTGCGATGCAAACGGACAGGTAAAGGATGGCTACGAAAACAGAGCCAAGGCGTTGGCGGAGCAAATCAACAGTGTGATTCCGAATGCAATTTCTCTGACGGAAAAAGAAGGGCAGGCTTATGTGCAGACGGCTGATAATCTGGATTTGCTGATGGAAAAGAAGCGTGTCAATGCCCTTTTGAACGCAAAAGAGGAGGCTTATACGGCGGCAATCCAGAACCAAGCAGAGGCAATGCAGAACCTTATAACCCTGGAGGATGATATTGCCACAAAAAAACAGGAGCTGATTGATAAGGAGAAAGAGCTCCAAGATGCGTTAATGAACGGCAGTACAGGGCAACAGACAAAAGCTATGGCTGCTTTACAGCAGGTGAAGGATAACCTTGCAGAGCTGGAGAGTAATTACAACAAGCAGGTCGATATTCTGCGTGAAGGATATCAGGCGATTGATGAATATGAGGGTCTTTTGGCTTTGAGCCAGTCTAACAGTCTGGAAGAAATCAAAAACGGGCTGGATGAGTATGTATATCAACAGCAGAGAGTGACGGATGAAACGAAGGACGCCTTAGACCAGCGTGCAGAGGCGATTGAAAGCCATCTTGCAGAAAGACTAAAGATGGCAAAGGATGCAGGATATGAAATCAGAGAATCGGAATTGAGTTATCTGTCGGAAACCTTTGAGGATTTTTGCAACATTGCCGGACAGTATGAGGCGGCAGGCAGAGAAATTCCGGAGAATGTGAAGAAGGGTATTGAAAACACAGCACCACAGGTTGCAAATGCCTATGCTGCCATGCACAAAAAAGGATTGATTGAAACAGAAAAAGCCAATAAAGAAATGGTAAGATTAGCAAAGAACTGCACAGAAGGCTTTGCGAATGGTCTGCTTTCCAAGGATGCCATGAACAAGGTGGTTTCTGCGGCAGAAAAAATCGGCACCACGCTGAAAGAAAAAATCAAAGCTATTTTTAAAATCAAATCTCCATCCCGTGTCATGCGTGATGAGGTCGGCAAGCAGATTCCTGCCGGCGTTGCTGTCGGCATTGAGGAAGGCACAGGCGAGGCAGTCAAGGCGGCAGAACAGATGGCTGAGGATGTTGCAGAGGCGGCAGAGGGGATGGATTCCATGGTAGCCTTCGCACAGCAGACTGCCCGTAAGGTTGGGGATGTGCTGAAAAGCGAATTAGAGAAAACCAACAGCGAAATTGAAGCCTTACAGAAGAAATCGGAGGAAAAGAAAGCCGCCGAGGAATTGAAGGAATACAAGAGCAACCTTGCGAAAAAGCGTGCGGAGCTGAAAAAGGCAGAAAAGAAGAATCGGCAGAAGATACAGGAAGAAATTGCAAAGCTGGAAAGCGACTGGAATAAAAAACAGGAGGATGCCGCAAAAACAGCAGAGGAGAAAAAGCTGAAGGAGCGGCTTTCTGCGTTGCAGACCTTCCAGAAGGAATATGAATCGGCACTTTCCAAGATTGAAAGCAAGCAAACCAGCTTACAGGAAAAACTGGCCGACTACGGTTCTTTGTTTGAACGCGTGAAAACGGAGGATGATAAGGAGATATTCCGGCTTGGGGATCTGGATGCCGAAATCAGAAAGATTCAGAAATACAGCAATGCGATTGAAGAAATGCAGACAAAAGGCTTGTCTGGTGGCTTAATGAGTGAAATCTCCGCAATGAGCGTGGATGATGCGCTGGACTACATGGATCAGCTCTCTCGTATGTCTGATGTGAAATTGCAGGAATACATCCAAAAATACGAAGAAAAACAGCAGTTGGCGGCAGATGCGGCGAAAAAATTCTACCAAAGTGAATTTGATGCACTGGAACAGAACTACACCGAAAAGCTGCCGCAGACCATTGGAGAAGTCAAGGATGAACTGTATCAGGCAGGGACAGAAGCGGCAAAAAGTTTTGCACAGGGCATGGTAGCTGACAGTAAAACAGACATTGCAGGTGCTGTTTCCGGAGCTGTTGCGACCGCAAACCAGAATACGCAGGGGATAACTATGAAACAGATTGTTGCATCTTTGCAGGCACAGGAGCCTGTTCTGACGGAATATGTGCAGGCATTGGAAATGAGGCTTGTCGAGGTTATGACGGGTTTTTGTGTTGAGTATGTCAATATTGGCGAAATGATGATGGCAGGACTTGCCGATGGTATTGAGAACGGAAAAAGCGGTGTAATCAATGCGGTCGCAAGAGTGATAGCAGCGGCGATAGCGGAAGCAAGGTCTAAACTGGACATCCATTCGCCGTCTAAGGTTTTTGAGGGCTTCGGTGCGTATTCCATGGAGGGCTACGAAATCGGCATCAAAGATAAAATGAAATCGGTGATGCGGACGGTACAGAACAGCATGGACGCAGTTGCACGTCCGCCCAGAGTGGAAACGGCAACGGGCGGCATCAGTAAATCTCAGACCTACACCTACGGGGACATCAATGTGCATATCGATAGTGTGAAAAGCGAAAGAGAAGCAAGAGTTGTCGCAGAGCAGATCGAGTTTCTCCGCAGACAGCAAAGCGCAGGGAGAGGTGGTAACAAATGATACATGAGGCATGGTTTACATTCAAAGGCGTTGACAGCCGAGAGATGGGGGTCATTGTGACCGCTATGCCGGAAACGGTGCGTGCGGAGCGGCGAGTAGAGAGCATTACCGTAGCGGGGCGAAACGGTTCTCTGCATACAGATGAAGGCGTTTATGAAAGCTATGACAGAACGATGGAATGTGCCTTGATAAAGCGTGCAAAGCTGGACGAAATCACAGCATGGCTTGTTGGCAGTGGGGAAATGACATTTTCCACAGAGCCGGATAAGGTGTATCGTGTGACGATTGCGAATAAAATCAGCATCGCACAAATGATGCGTGTGTTCCAGAAATTTCAGGTTGTGATGGATACGCAGCCATTCAAATACAGTGTCAATGCCGCAGGGGATGCTTTGGAGCTGACCGCCCCGACAACCATCCGCAACAGTGGCACGGTATACAGTGAGCCTTTGATTACGGTTTATGGCAGTGGGGATATCACGCTGAACATCAACGGCAATTCCTACCCTTTGCGGAACGTGCAGGAAAGCATTACCATTGACAGCGAAATGATGGAGGTATTTAAGGGCAACACCAACCAAAACGGCAAATACGGCGGTGCGGAGTTTCCAAGATTTGAGGTCGGGAAAAACGAAATCAGTTGGACGGGGAATGTCAGCAAAATAAAAATACAGCCCCGTTGGAGATGGCTGTAGTTGTCGAAAAATGAAATT